CTCAAACATACATGGCTCGAAACAACCTTAAAACGTATCGAAGGTAAAATCGATACAATCAATGGAGGATCACAGTAATGAAGTACCCCAAAACCAAGGCTATGGAAAAGAACCTCGGCTACGGAAAGGCCAAAAAGGGTGTCAAAGTCAAAGAGATCAAAGGCCCCGCTAACAAAGGCGTTCTCCCTTCAAACCCGACCAAGAAGGGCGGCATCTTCCGCGCAACTAAAGGGAAAAAGTAATGGCTAAGAAGAAAGACGGCCCGGTCCAGAAATCCCGCACTGTTGCCAAACGCGGCAACCCCGCAAAGGGCAAGAAAAAGGTCTTCGGCAATTGGCAACCCGCAAAGCGTATTCGAAATGTAAAAGTGTCGTAGTTCTGCTATTCATTCTCCTGTTGCCCATTTTCGCCTACGCTGCTCTCGTCGATCAGAAAGATGGGACTATCTTAGATGACAGCAGCAATCTTCAATGGACAACCCAATTATTCGGACCTGAAAATTGGGCAGAGGCAACGACAGAAGCGGCGGCGTCTGAGTATAACGACTTTACAGATTGGCGGTTGCCTACTCTCGCTGAGTTGAATGCGCTTGTGGATAGTAGCTACTGGCCTCAGATCGACCCGGTCTTCAGTATGGGTTCTGGTATCAGTAATTGGATGCAGTGGACTTCCGGTACCATTGACGATGAGAACTTTGTAATCTCCGACCGAGCTTACACAGTCTTCTTCGATGACGGCACAGATAGGTCAGTACCTAAAACGAACCACTTCTACTACCGTATAGTACGAGACTTCTCTGGCGGCGAAGTAGGCGAACCAATGATGTGGGACACAAGTGACACTATGGCATGGACAACAGGAGGCGATCACATAGAATGGGATTAAAACATAAGAAGAAGATGATCTTCTGGTACGCGCTGGTGATATTCCTCATTCCGGTACTCGCCTACGTCGCATCAGTTGCCATCAACGACCAGACCAAAACCACCGATGTTGCAACAGACGACGTATATCCGCTCTATGATACTTCTGCTACAGCGGGCCGAGGTATCACTGGTCAAAACCTCGCATCCGGCCTAGCTGCTATCATCGTGGAGGGGGATTTAACAGACTCCTCCGTAGTCTCTGCTGACATCAAGAATGCCACTATTGCCCAAGACGATGTAGCTCAAACTCTCACATACGGTGCATCTGAATCTCAAACGATCACATCTGCTCAAGATGAATGGGCAGGTGTAACCATCTCAAACTCACACACAGCCGTAACAGCCGAGACTAGGCTACTCTTACTCGATTTCTCGGAAGATGAGGATGATACAAGCCTCACCTACCTCGACATCCACGACTCAGGTGGCTCAATTTTCAAATTCGCTGGCGCCGCAACCCGCGCACAGATGACCGGCGACTTCGATATAGTCATCACCGCTCTGGACCTCGGGGACAATGATATAACTAATATAGGTAGTATTGCGATTGATGCTATAACAGCAGATGGTACTAACGTACTATTTGGCACCGGTGCAACAACTCAGCTACAATTTAGAGACACAGCTATTTACATCGCTTCACTCAATGACGGCTACCTCGACATCGAAGCCGACACCCAAATTAGATTCCTTGGTCCAATGTACACTGGGGAAACATTTACCTCCACCAACACAATAACCACATCAGCTGCAATCATCGGCGAACTGGATGAGGTAGATGAGTCTCTAGTGGCGGGTGATGCTCTTTCCGCCACCCAATGTCGGGGTAGGCTTCTTACCAACGAAGGCGATGCAGACGGCGAAACGTGGGAACTCCCCACAGCCGAAAAGGGACTCCATTTCAAAGTAATCTGCGCTGTAGCCCAAGACATAGTTCTTGATGCTGATACCAACGATATGATCCTAGTCTCAGACGACGACGCCATAACAGGCGACTCTGATGACAACAACGTAACAATGGACTGCGCTAACGTAGGCGAATCAATGACATGCGTGACATTTTCAACAGACGGTTCTGCTTGGGATTGGCTGTGCGAATGTGGAGCAGGTGAATGCGACGAAGCTGCATAGGAATACTACTAATCCTCGCCCTCCTTTGCATCGGCTGGGGTCCGATGATGTTGAGTGTGAAGCCTTCAACTGTCACTTGCGATACCGCCTACTATACAGGTACGTTTACCCCCGACAGCACGAAACCCATAAATTCAAACACATCTGAAGATACGTTTCAAGGTGTCGAGCATTACAGCGCAACCACCGCAAAGACCATTTGTAAGATAACCTTCTATCCGCTTCACTCTGAGGGTGACATTACTGGTTTGACTTATCATGTTGAAGTTAATGAAATAGATGGTTCCTACCACCATACTGGTCAAGTTGGGTCTGACAGTGACAGCTTTGCAGGAGTTAATGAGTGGGCTGGTGCTACGGCAGTTACTTTTACCTTTCCAGCACCCATAGTTCTAGCGGCTACCAAACGCTACGCCATTCAGATGACTACCGACGATGCTGCCTCTGGTGTTAACTATGCGAGTTTGCAATATGACAACAATATTGTAGCAGAGCCAGATGACTGCGATGGAGGCACTTTTAAGTATTCGCAGATTGCGAATCAGAGTAATGGTACTTATTACGGAAGAGACAGAGACGACTGTTACGATGTGATAGCTTATGAATAAAAGACTACTAATCCCCATAATTCTAGCAATCCTGCTCATGGCGTGGAGTAATGCCCATGCTGCCCTTATTTTTTACGATTCTTTTGAGGATGCCATTGTCAAAACATACACTGCTGGAACATATATAGAAGAAGATCCACCAGGAAACGATAATTGGCAGTCAAAACATAGGGCGCAAGACGAGTGGCCTTATCTATACAATAAAGTAGACGATACTTGGGCCTCACATGGAGAAAAATCACTCCATAATCACACAATGAAAACTTCTCACGATGGACAGGAGGGTGCGGCCAAAGCAAAATCAAGGGCTGAATGGCAACTCACCATTGGTGGGAGTAAGTACAAATTTCAGCGAGAAACCAAATATTATATCGGCTACGTTATGCGGTATTCTGAAGCTGCTGATAGGCCCGCAATATGGACTGTCGTTCAACAACTACACCCCGAAAACGATTATTCTTGCAGAGATAACGCAATGCTGTTTATGTATTGGTTTGATACTACTAGCCCCATCTGGAATGCTGCATCCCAAACTGCTGCGTGTGGTTCTTGTCCTGGTAATTGTCCACAAAATGAATCGGCAGATTGGAGTGACAGCCACACGGTATCAGGTATAGATCCAGGAGAGCATCATGTAGTCTGGATATTTACTGTTGATACAGATGCCGATCAAGGATACTTGCGTGCATATGTAGACGGGGTTGAACTAACTGACCTTTCCAGAACAAACGCAAACTTTGGATACTGGGGTCAGGCAAATAACCTTCCCTATTTGCATCTAGGATTCTATCACTATCAATGGGGAATTGCTGGGAAAAGAGACTCCACCGATGATGTAGACAAGGTATGGTGGGATGAGTTCAGGCTAGGAGATGCAAACTCGAGCTACGCCCAAGTTGCTCCGCACATACCCCCCGCAACTCCGGTAAACACGAACTTCACCCCCGCAGACGGTGCAACGAATCAAGGTCTTAATCCCACACTTGATACCAGTGGTTATACTTACCTTAACGATACTACTACCTATCCTGCTGATGCCCAAAATACGTTTGACCACTACCGCACCAACTGGCAGCTCCTTGAAGACTCCGACGATGATGGTGACTGCACAGACGAAACATGGGCGGCTGGAAGCGACGGTTGGCAAGAATCAAACTTGCCACTCGTCGATTTAGAAAACCACACATTCTCAGGACTAACTGAGGCAACTCGTTACTGCTGGCGCGTACGCTACGCATCATGGGCCGGAGATATTGACCGCGATGGTGACGGCACAACTGCCGCAGGTGACACAGACGACTATTACTGGTCCTCCTTCTCAACCGCAATCAAATTCACCACACAGGGTGAAGGGCTTCCAGCAGGTACGCACGAAGGTCACGATTGTTGCGACAATGGTTGCGGCACCGCTGGTGATGACTGCACCCAACTCGAAGACTCAGACTCCGGTTGGGGCGCCGACAATTTAATCGGCTACGAAGTAGTCAACACTTCCCAGAGTAACAACTTATGTGTGGTTACAGACAATACCACCACTACCGTAATCTGTACTCTCTCCGGTGGTGCTGATTGGGACATAGGTGACAGCTACACCCTAACCGACTACCCAGCAACCCACGACGGAGCGGACGCCGCAGCCACACTACGTGACCTGAACGCTGGATGGACTCCAGCCGCAGAGGAAGGCAAAACAGTCACTAACACTACCAACGGTGAAACTTGCGTAGTCACAGACAATGATGAAACAACCGTAACCTGCACACTTTCAGGCGGTGAAACTTGGGATTACAAAGACGCCTACACCCTCACCGTCACCCCAGGCGCTCACGAAACATACGCCAACTCAGCTTTCTTGTATGATTCAGACGGCTTATTCGACACCACTACCGTCACTACAGAAGGTATCGGTCTCGTAGGTTGCACAGTAACCAACACAACCAAAAGTGAGTCCTGTGAAATTACAAGCAACACTGCCACCAACATAGTTTGCACACTCTCTGGTAGCGCTGATTGGGACATCGGAAACACATACACAGTAACCGACTGCCCCGATCCTCCCTCAGAGACCACCGGCACAATCACAATAGGAACTTCCGGCGGCAGCGCAACCGTCGGCACATCCGGCGGCTACATAAGGGTACATCCATGAAAAGACTATTACTCATAATTTTATTGTTACCCTTCTTGATGGGTGCTGGTACGTGGCAACATCGGGTGGTTAAGACCAAGCCGAACGGCACCTGGATAGTTGCTTTTACCAGGGACACTACTGGTGAGGTACGAGATGTTCACTTCTCCCGTAAGATAGATGATGGCTCTGATCAGTTGAATCGTAAGAAGTGGAATCTGGAAGTTGCCTACTCACAACTGATGTCCTTCTGCCAAGACAAGGGCTTTGACGAGTGTGATGAAATACTGGTGAAGTTGATTAAGGCTATCAGACAGAACCCAAATCTCACTGTAGCTCAAGCAACAACTTGGTACGATGCCAATTATCCTGATTCGCCTTGGAAGGGGTTGAGTCTACTGAATGCTCTACAACGCAAAGTCGAGCAACAGACAGGTCAAACAGTCTCATGGACCCAATTCAAAACCTACGTTCAGAACAATATCTTTGAGGGGATAGATGAATACACTCCGTAAAATACTGCCGATACTGTTGATAGTGGGTCTCTTCACTGGGACTGCCTGGGGTGGTATCTGTACTGCGAATAAATATGTAGATACTGCCTGTGACGATAACGGGGATGGCACTTGGGATTCTTCCGGTGATGGTTGTGACGATGATGGTGGTGAGTCAGATGGAGCTTGGAATAACTTACACGATGTAATAGAGGCTGCCACCTATACCCCTGGTGATTGTATTTGGACACGCAGAACTTCTGGTTGGGACCAAGCCGTTGACGCACAAGGAGAACTTGAACCCGCAGACGATGGGACTGCCATTGCACCACTTTACTTCATTGGGTATCCAAGGGCTGCGATCCCCAACACAACCCTCACAGAAGCAACGTGGACTAACGGCACTGCTAACATTGATGCAATAGTTGGCGACCTCATGGTTAGGGAAGAGCATCAGGGACGATGGGCTACAGCTCCCGATGGTTTTGATTATCTAATAACTGATATAACAGATAATGATACCGTCATCATAGACCGTCCATACGCAGGTGGTACTGTTAGTGGTGGAGATGGTAAATTTGCTATTAAAGCAGACGAAGACTACGCAGAAGCAGCGGCCCTAGAAGGAGGGGAAGTCTTAGTAGATTGGGGCGGTGATGCAATCGCTTTGCCCTTCATAGATTTTAATGACGAAGATTTCCAAATGAAAATGGATAGTGATACCTTCTATGTTTTTAAGAACTTTGAATTTAGGGATTCTACCGACGGTAATGGCATAATATATTTGAGTAATGTTCAAGAAGTATTATTTGAGGGCTGTTTGTTTATTCAGAGTACCCAAACAGACGAGTGCTTTGTTACCTGGGTAACATCCCCTATGGGAGTGACCATTAGGCGTTTTACTATGGAGGGAAATCACGGCGATCTTATGACAATGCGGGGAGGGGGACACTTTCAACTACTTCATGGTGCGCTTTATGATGGTTCAAATGCGCTGGATTTGGGTTCTGGTGCCGAAGTATATATGGAAAATATCAATATGGGGGTAGAAGAAAATAATGAAAGTGATGATATTCGCATCAGCTATGCGGAGGGAGATCAAATATGGGGTAGAGATGTAATGCTGGGGGCTGCAAATGGTGACGTAAGCATAGAAGCTACTGTACCAGGTAAACTATCGGTGAAAATAAGTAATTTCAATAAAGTTCTTGGTGCGTATAAAATGTACTATCCTGGTGGTACAGCAGAGAAAATAGCTGTGACAAGTGAGGCTGCTACCAATAAGAAACTCTCTGATAATGTAATAGAGGTAGTTCCACTTACAGCAGCAACTTTCGATTTTTCCCCCATACAATGGATGGTAAAAGTTTGGGAGAGTAGAAAAACTTATGACGCTGGGACGTACAATATAAAGGTCTGGATACTGAATGATACTGGAGCTGCTCTTAACGATGACGCTGCACCAACCAAGGCCACTGAAGATATTCTCATGCGGTGTCGAGCAGAAGCGGGAGAGTATGGTGACGCAACTACTGAGTATGCTGGAATGCCCTGGATATACTCAGACGAGATAGACATACAAATCCCAGACCCCGTGGGGAGCGATTGGGATTTTCTTCAAGCAGACTCTGTGGTGGTAGACGTATCCGGCTCCAAAATCTACTGTGAAATACTTGTATCCTTCTCCGATGCAGATGCAGATGAAATTTACATAGACCCACAATCGGCTAATCCATAAGGAGTAGCAATGCCAGATGAACAAGTGTGTATTTGTGGCTACCGAGGTAATTGGCTTAATGGAGAGTGGTGCTGTTTCAACGACTCGTGTGGGAGTAATAGACCGAAGTGGTTGATGAACAAGACATAGGTGGTTGGGTAGAGACAGACGGCGACGTTGAGTGGGATATTGACGGGGTCGTCGAACGCGACTCCGATGCAGCACCCGTAACCGTAACCCTCACAAAAGTAGCAATGGCGTTTACGGGTAAAGCTATGCTAATGAACGAAGGTTTCGTAACATCCAAGGATACCTTAGCCTTCACAGGCAAAGACCTTGGTTTTGACCACAGCCCCATACTAACAAAGGTCGCACTCGCTCTCACAGGCAAAACCACTTGGATAAACGAAGCTCCAAAACTTGTAAAAGACACACTCGCTTTCACAGGCAAGGCACTCGCAGATGCCGTTATTCATTATGTAACTTTTGTCAAAGATACTTTAGCATTCACTGGTAAGGATTTGACTTGCGACCACGGTGTAACTCTAGTGAAAGGCACCATAGTCTTCACAGGTAAGCTATTCCATGTACTTAAATTTGGACTCTCTCGTGGCCTAAAGAGACTAGGTCTATCAAGGCGTATGTAATGATTAAAACATTAAAGTATCTACTCCCGCTTTTATTTGTAATCTTTCTCGTCACCCCTTCACACGCCGTGGTTCAGTTTGTTCCCTTCAACGATCTAACCGGCGGTTCCGCAGGCGATTTAGACAACATCGAATGTGAAGATGCCTCGGGTGACGATGATACAACCTCAGACGCACTTTCAGACGGTGATGTCGCAATAGGTGTAGTACATACTGGCGGCACAGCCGGTCAGCTCTATTTCTATACCTACGATGCCGAGAACAACAACACCACCAACCCCGAGGATTCTCCCTACGTCGTCGAACCAAACGATGTAGACGATGACTGCTCCGACGCTGGTGCATGGATACTCGTCCAACAGCTCTACATGGACAGATCCACAGAACCTCGGGTTATCTTCCGCGATGCAGACGCTACCGACAAAGATCAGAATGCTAAGATTGTTGTCAACTGCACCACAACAACCACCGGGTCCGAGGACTGCGACATTTACTTCTGCGCCCAAGAAGCCGGTGCTGACATCTCAGCAGACCCATGCGCCACTTACAAAATCTTCATAGACGCAGACGGTAACATCGAAGTCGCAGACGATATGGACCTCGCTACAGGTAAGCAGTACAAAATCAACAATGTTCAAATAGGCTCCAGCAACCTTAAAAGCGGTGGCATGGCTACCGCGAGTAAGTCAGCCAACTACACTGTAGGCACCGACGATGCCAACGAATGCTACGGCGGAGTCATCTACGTTACAAGCACCTGTGACGTCACAGCCTGTGACGATTTAGCTGCTGGCATGGCTTTTTCTGTTGTCACGATCGGAGCCACACAGGTAGACGTAGACGTCCAAGCAGACGATAAGATGGTTCTTGACGGCACTACCTTAGATGACGGTGACAAAGCAGTCAACACATCAACCACAGGTGACATAATTGTCTGCGTTTACTACTCCGCAGACGGTTGGTATTGTGCATCCGGCTCTAACGACGGTGATCCCTGGACGGATGGTGGCTAATGCGTAAATACTTCATTCTACTTATACTGCTCACCCCCTTCCTCCTTGCAGGAAGCATCCACCAAAAGTTCATGGTGATAATTGGACAAAATAATTCTGGTGGTGTTGTTGCTCCCACTTATCTATACACAGAGGATGCAGAAAGTGGTGCACAAACCTGGGGTGGTGACAGTGATAATGAAATAGCTTTTACAGTTATAAAAGGAACCTGTGACGCAGACGAAAAAGGCACGGTTCTTGAGGGGTCTGAATCCATTGAATTTATAGATGGAGGAGCTACCGAGTGTCGAATAGAGTCCCCCGATCTTACCACTGGTGATGGAAATATCTATTTTGCCTTCCACGTAAAAACTCCGCAGGGGGAAGGTGAGGTTTGGTATCCAATAAAAATAGAAACATCGGGTGGTGATTGTATAGCAACATGGTATCTAAATTGGAGTGGAGGGACGAATAAGTGGAATGTTAGGCTTTACTATGATGATAGCGATGATGGTACTTGCAATGCCACTCCAGGGTCATCTGGGTATATATTTGATCCAGAAACAGAATATTTAATACAGGTTATGGTAAATAATGCCTCTGAGATTAGTTTTGAGTATTCAACACTGCCGTTTAGTTCGTGGACGACCGTAGCTAATGGAAGTATTGTTTCGGCTGATGTGGAGGATAGTCAACCGCAACAAATGCAGTTTGATGGAGTTAATAACTCGCCTCACTTCATTGACGACATAAGGGTGGATAATGAAAGCATTAATTACTAGTTTACTCATAGTATTACTTTTGGCCTCTCCTGCTTGGGCTGCTCCTGTCCTCGTTCCCACTTTTGAATCCATTGGCATAACTTGGAGTCCAGTAGGTGGAGTGCTTACTAATGAAGCAAAGGTAGAGTATCAACCGACTGCTGGTGGAGATTATGTTCGAGCGCATAGCCTTTGGTATGACAATCGAGGGGGTGCTCCTGGTGGTGAGTACCGTGGCTCTATTGTGGGGCTTGTTGCTGGTACGGAGTATAGGGTTAAGTGTACTCTGCAAGACGCACCGGGAACCAGCGAAACAGCAACGGTTACCACATGGGCAGAAACCGCTGCCTGGGGTATAGGCACTATAACCAAAGTACCTAATCAAGCAACTACTCTAACCATTGAATCTACGGATTCCGGTAGTGCTGGTTCTTATCACCTTTATGTTCCCGCTGATGGCGGAGGTACTATTGATGTAAACGCTGGAGCTGATTTTAACATTATTATAGATGACAATACTCATCACATCATTATTAGAGGCTTGACATTAAAGGATGCCAGAGATGAGGGGATAACCCTTGGTAAAACTGTCTCCGATATTGTGATAGAAGATAACGAAATAACCGGATGGGCCACAAACGCAGGAGATTATAAGGGAGCGATCTCGTATGGTTGGTATCTTGATGCTTGCCGTTCGGGGGCTACATACTCACCCTTGAGATTAGTTATACAAAGGAACTATATACATGACCCTGCTACTTCTTCACAAAGTTGGGAGTTTGGGCACCCATCCGGCCCACATGGAATTTATATATGTGATACTCAGACGAACACCTATGCCGATATAGCGAATATGGGCAATCATGTTATTCGCTACAATACTATTACTTCAGCCATTTCTGGCAATTATTACAACGACATTATGGGTGGTGGCTCTAACTTCTCCTGGCTAGGATTTCCAGGCAGGGACAGTGATATTTATGGAAATTATCTGTCACACAGTTGGGACGAGTGCATAGAGTCTGAGGGAGCAAACGAGAACGTGCGTATTTGGGGAAATTACTGTGACAAGATCGGCAGCGGCTACGTTGGAATAGCTGCCAATACAGTTGGGCCAGTGTATATATTTAGAAATGTATCAGATGAGAGCAGATATAGTACAGCCTCTGATGATTCTGATGATGAGTCTGGTTATTTTCGAGGACCGTTTATTAAAGGTGGGGTTGGGGGTTGGCCCAATGGAGAAGGAAGAAGTTACGTCTATCATAATACCATACTTCAGCAAGATGCCCCCGGAAAAACATATAATTTAGGTACGCTGGGAATATCTGGCAGTTGGGGTGGTGGTAATACTGAAGAAATGGTTATTGCTAACAATATTCTACAAAGTGCTTGGGGTCCGAAGTCAGCCGGTGGTGCCCGTATGGGATATGCGGTTGAAAATAAGGCCAACAATCTAGGGGACTACAATTTAACCTATAATCTTTTTTCTCCTGCCATTAACCCTGACCCGCATTACGACCTTCACGCAGATTTAAAGGACCCAACTGCAAACGAACAACATGGATCAGCGGGCATTCCAACTTGGGAATCAGGTCATGGAGATGAAACCGGAGATTCTGGCTTGTACGAAACTACAGGTGCAGATACCAAAGATGCAGGAGTAGTTATCTGGGGATTTAACGATCTTAATTCAAAGTGGCCTTACGCCGGAGCTGCGCCGGATATAGGAATAAGCGAAACTGGCCGAGCTGCATGGGAGTTTGGGATTGAGGCATATTTAACGCCAGTAATAGCAGTACAAGTTCCGGGCGGTGTAGGTTCAGGAATAATCATACAATAAAATGGCTGATTGGAAATGGGTAGATACACCTGATGCTGAGTGGACAGACACAACGGCTACGGTATTCAGAGATGCCGGTGAAGCATCTGAGGTAGTTACTCTAATCACAGGTACTCTAGCCTTTAGCGGGCAAGATTTAGATATAAACAGCGCCTTCTTTCATGTTATGGTCAAAGGTGCTTTGACTCTAACGGGTAAGACAGCATCAACAGTTGTCGCAATAACAGCCACACTAACGAAAGTTGCGCTGGCTTTCACCGGCAAGACAATCAATATAGTTTTAGGTCTCTCAAGGCTTCATCGCGGTTCAATGAAATTAGGTCTCTCACTTCGCCTATAAGGAGGAAATTGTAAAATGGGTCTCAAAGATTTATTGAAAGGTGGAAAGGAAGTTGCTCCGCCTAAAGAGGTAACCAAAGTTGGTGTCGAGGGCAAAGAACTCAATGTAAACCCTTCCCTTGACATCTCACTTGATCGCCTCGAACAACGTCTCAAACGTGTGAAATGGCTCCTTGAGAATAAATTCCAAAAGAAACACCCCCGCTATAGTGAATTTATGAAAATCAAGGGCCGTTTACAATCGCAGATCAAACTCAAAAAAGGAGAATTCTAATGGCTTGGGTAGCATTCGCAAAGTTTCTTGAGAGCCAGTTCTCCGCTACACCAAAGGCTGCTATCAACTTCGATTCAGGTGACATTCGACTCTTGCTTCTAACTGACGCTGCTGTACCACCTCAAGCAACTGAGGATGTCGCAGATCTCCTTGCAGGCTCTCCTGTAGAAGTAACCGGCTCCAACTACGCTCGGAAAGACCTCTCTGGTGTTGCGCTGACGCTCTCGTCCGTAACCATCACCTTCGACGCATCTGATCCCGCAGCCTATGCTCAACACGCATCCGGCTTCTCAGATGCTCGCTATGCTGTGCTCTATCTCTTTAATTCAGCCGATGCGTCTACAGCAGTAATAGCCTACTACGATCTCGGAGCAAACAAGAGTAACGTAACCGGTTCACTCACGCTCCAGTTCAGTGCAGCAGGTGTCTTCACAGTAGCATAACACTAAAAGGGGGAGAGATGTATCGCAAACTTAAGTTCGACAAGCGAGTTCGCCGGGGGGTAACGGAGTTAGAAGGTTTATGGAAGATTGGTCAAGGTGGCAAACTTGTTCCAGCCAACCTCAAGGGTGCTCGGGCACTTCCTTGGGTGTTCACACACCAAGACAGTCGCAAGAAGTTCTGCACACACTGGAACAATACATACTGCATCACCTTCAATCACATTCCGACCTACTGCCGCTTCTCGTGCTACAAGGTGGTCATCAAACCACGCAATGTAAAAGAGACCTTCGAAGTGCATGACATTATGTTAGGTATAAATCATCCAGGCAAGATAGGCATGGACCTGCGTGACTACACTTACGGTGCTTGGGCAGGGTTTCTCTACTGTGACTCGCTCAAAGAAGGCAGAGAAATCTGGGCAATTGCACGAGAGCGTATCCCAGATGAAATACCAGTCATTCTCAAACGTGGCTGCACCGAGATGGAAAAACTTGTCCCATCTAATCTCTGGGATGCGCTTTCAGCACCAGAAATTGAGTTCGAGGAGCGCCTGAACGACATTTTCTCCTTTGACGAAGTGCATTTCTTTCAAGCAGACTGGCTCATAAGTGAGATAAGAGAGCGCTGGATAGAGAGGGCAATACAAATCGGAGACCCGACAGCGCGAGAGACCGCAGAAAAGTATTCCGATGACCCCGACATCTGGCAAAAGCTTGTGGTAAATTCTATAACGTATCACGAGGTAGAAGAGGATGAAACTTAATTTAGGTGGTAAGAGACGTGTTGTCAAAGTAACAGATGACAATGTCAAGAAACTTCTTGGTGAGTTTGAAAAGAAAGTTCAGAGTCTAAAGACTAAACTAAACGAAGAAGTAAAACGCAGTGGTGAGTTTCGTCAGGAGGTAAAAGATAAAAGAGCTGCCTATGACAAGCTCGTGGTTGACACAGAGTCAGCCGAGGACGCTTTTGATGAACTCTACACACGCATAGATAAGATAGGTCACAAACTCTCTTATGACGGTTTCAAAGATGCCTTCAAGGGAATGCACGAGTGTTACGACTCATGTATCAAGTTACTCGGAGATGTACTAGACAACACCGAGACTGTGCTTATCCAGCGTGACCTTCAAATAGACAAACTCCACGAGAAGATTGTAAAGAAGGACTTAGAACTCCAACAAGTGGAGAAACTCCACTCGAAAACTCTTGTAGAAGTTGAGACTGAACTTCTTGACAAGGTTCAAATAGCTAAAAGTAAGATTGAAAAACTCCAACGTACCTTCAAGCAGAAACTTGATGGTTGGATGCACACAGGACGTTGGGAATAACAGGAGGCAAAATTGGCATCATCAAATTCAGTAGTTATCTACAACAACATTGTGCAATGGAATCTGGAGGACGCAACTGGCGTGGTTGAGGCTACCAGTAGCCTTGCTTGGTATTCCACACAAGCTCCGGCGGTAAAGAGTGCTGCTCAAAACGCAGACGCCACGAATACCTTTTGGAGGGTGAAGACCATCACTTTCATCCCTGCTGTTGCAACGGCGACTGGCGGCTATGTGAGGTTATTTGAGAAAGACGCAAGTGGCCCCACTCTTTTCACAGCATACTTCGAGACCGCTGTGGATGTCTATTCTCAGACTTACGACCCACCGCTCGAATGTCGGCCTTACTGGATTACATCTGGGAGCACAGGGCTCGCAACCGGCTCACAATGGGTCTTTCATCTAGCATAAAGAGGAATCATGGCACGTTATATAAACGTCCACACGAAGAAGCGTCCTCTCGACCTGTCGGAAGACCAGCGTAAGGACTTCGAAGGCTTCTTGACCCGTGAGATAGAAGACGCAATCTCCTCCCGACACGCATTGGAGTCCACTTGGCGTACCCTCATGCGAATGTACGAAGGCGTACCCAAGAACCCGACCCGGAACTTCCCGGTTGAGAATGCGCCTAACATCGAGATCACCCTCGGAGCCATCGCCTGCGACGCACTCTACGCATCTGTCATTGACCTGATATACACCACGTCCCCCCTGGTCACGGTGCGTGGTATCCCGAAGCAGTCGGGAGACCAAGAATATGCCGACTCCGTCAAAGCGTTCCAACGCTGGATCAACTGGGTAGCAACCAACGAGGCTAAGATACGTGAAGCCTCAGATGATGCTATCCTAGACGATGTTCAGCTTGGAACCGGCGCTCTCTACATCCCGTGGACAGAAGAGGTACGCAACACCCGTGTCTCAAAGGTCATCACCAGAGGTCCCCGAGTCTGGGCAATCCCGATCGAAGACTGCCTCATCCCCGGCGGCTCCAAGACCCACGATATCGACCAACTCCCGTGGATAGGACTCCGGTTCTGGCTCACAGAGCACGAGATGAACGAGCGAGGTCGCAAGAACAACTGGGACACAGACCTAGCCGAAAAGGCAGCAGCTCAAGATTGGGTATCTGTACGTCGTGAGACTCTCGGACGTCACATTACAGGTGTTGAGAGAGCAGGTCAACTCTATGAGATCATAGACTGCTACTGCTACTACGACATCGACGGTGACGGCATCCGAGAAGATCTCTACTGTGTATTCGACCGTACCTCACGCAACCTTCTCGCTGTCTACTACAACCCATACGACCGCAGACCAATCGAAACTATGGTCTACCAGCGCCGTGCTCACATGCCTTACGGTCTCGGTGTCCTCCAGATGCTCGCTCCATACCAGGAGGAGATGTCAGATCTGCACAACTACGGCACCCTCAACGCACTCCTAGCCAACTGCCGTATGTGGAAGGGTCGTGAGGGTCGTATCCCGGAGAACATGAAGATATGGCCGGGTCGTGTAATCGAACTCCTCAACCCCGACGATGATCTCAAAGCCGAGGTCATGGCAGACGTGTACCCATCCATCATGCAGAATCAAGTGATGGTTATGCAACTAGCTGAGAAGAGAGTAGGAGCCAATGAACTCTCCCCACAACCCAGCCCGCAGATGTTCGGATCTCGAATGCCGGGTATCACTGCTATGTCAATGCTGCAACAGGTTAATAAGCGTTTCACACCAGCTTTCGACTCTGCTAGAGGAGCGATCGCTTCAAGTCTTATGCAGTGTATGTACCGATACCAAGAGAAAGTCTTGGCAGGAGACCAGAAAGTTATCGACCACATCTTCGAAGTCCTCGGAGTAGAAGACGGCTCCCGAGTAGTCGCTATGCTCTCCGAGCAAGCCTTCGACGAGAACATGATAGTCGAACTCACCGCCGCTACAGCTTCCATCAACAAGGAAGCCGACCGCCAGAATGCTATGATGCTAGTGCAAGTCTTAGCAGGCTACTACCAACGCACTTTGGAGCTTGTAACAATCGCCTCCGACCCGCAGGCTCCACCCGAGGTCAAAGCCGTAGCTCTAAAAATAGCCAACGCCGCAGGTGAGGTAATCGATCGTACCATTAGAACCTTCGACCAAGTCCGTGACCCAGCTCTCTTCATGGTGGAAATCGATGAGGAGATGGAAGCTGCGATGGCTAACGCCCCTCAGCAGGGACTCCAGCAACTCATGCAGATGATGGCAGGTGGTCTAGGACAAGGCGGACAACAACCACTCTTACCGGGAGCGTAATATGAAAAAGATACTGTTAGTTTTGGCTTTACTGGCACTCTTAGCCACACCAGCTTTTGCAGAAGTTCGCTTAACTTGGGATGCTTATTCACCCGAGGTACTTGTGGATCTGTTTCAAGTTGAGGTGGATGGTCAAATCGTGGCTGATGTTGTGCCCAATGAGTTTGTCATTGTCTCACTCGCGGGCGGCGCTCACATCGCACGAGTACGTGCCCACAATCCGTGGGGCTGGAGCGAATTCTCTGCCGCTTTCGATTTCGTAAGCGGTGTACCGGACGCACCTGTAAATATAAGATTAGAATTAGGCCCATAAGGAGAAAAAGATGACACAGGGGGTAATAAAAGAGGACCGGACACCGAGAATTTACACAGAGGCACCGTTCTGGATGACGCATGTGATGAACAACACGAAAGCATATGGAGACTTCTACTTGGACCTCTCCAACTCCATCCAACGGTGTGAATCACAAATCGCAGACTTTCTATCGGGAGACAAGTCAGAGGAAGCTAAGATTATGTTAGGCAAGCGTGAGGCGCTATTGGAACTGCGCTTCATACTAGAAGCCTACGCAAAGGAGGAGAGAAATGCCGGATAAGTACATTGAAGAAGAGATTGAGAAGACTGAGGTCGAGGAGGAAGCACCACCTGCTCCCGAACCCGAACCTTGGCGGGATGAGATGATGAGCTTAAAGGGAGCTGTTGAGAATCTCACACTTCAGTTCCAAAACTTCGGCCAAGTGCAACAGGCTCCATCTGCACCCGCTGGCCCCACACAGGCAGAGCAAATCGCAAAGATCGATGAACAGCTTGTGAAATTAGACACAGCATTGGACAATGCAGCAGCGGAAGGTCAACCCCTCGCAGCCATCCAACGCAAGCGTGAGGAACTAATCCAACACAAGACTGACATCAAGTACACCACCAAGATAGATGAACTTCAGTCCTTTGGTGCCTACGCCATCGATCAGCTAACCGACAAGGTAGTAGCAGGCGACATGCCGATGCTCAAGTACCCCGAGGTCAAGGAAGCCTACGAGACGGCTGTCAGCACAATGGGACCAGACCAGAAGATGAACCCCGAAGTCCGCATGACCGCATATCAGTACGCGTGCGGTAAAAACCAAACCGTTATCTTCGACAAGATGTTCGAGGAGCGTATGCGAGCAGATAAGGAGGTCGAGACTCAAGCACCATCAGCCCCCGGACGCACAGTCTCTCAATCAGATGACCCCAACCGCATACCAGACCCATCGGAATACTTAACCCCAGAGAACCTGCAAGCTCTCGAATCCGCTGGCAAGACAGTAGATTCCTACTACAAGTCCCAAGGCTACGCTGACTGGGCAGACTTCTGGACCCAAACCGGGAAAGCACACTTCATAGGAGAGGAGGAAGAAGAATGAGCGAAGACCTATTAACACTAAAGATACCCGAGCTGCGTGAGAAGTGTCGTGACCGTGGAATGAATGCCCCGGAGACTGCCACTCGACAGGACCTTATCAAGTCCATCATGCTCTACGATGAGGGTATGAAATCAGCAGACCTCAAACCTGCTGGCTACAAGCGTGACGAGCAACTCGCCCAACGCCAGGATGACCTGGACGAGCGCCTTGAAACTTCAGAAGAAGACACAGGAGTCTACCGAGTAGACCCCGAAGCCTTCAAGGAAGACCGTGAGATCCTCTACAAGTCCATCGACCAGCAGATGATTGATGTGACTTCCAGGCAACGTGGCTATAAATACGCCTGGATCTACTATGGTCAGTCAGGCCAGATGGTATGGGCCAAGAAAGCCCTCGGATGGGTTGTAGTCACCGGAGACGACCCCGAGTGTATCGAGCACAAGGAAGCTGATGGCTCCCGGCGTATCGGTGACACCCTGCTCATGCGAGTACCCGAGGAACGCTGGCATCGACTGGAAGAGGATGCTGCTCGCCGCAAGGACAGACAATATGAGGGCATCACCTCTCGACTCCGTGACCTAGCTGAACGAGGTAAATCACACGGCATCAAGCTCCACGAAGACATTTCACAAGTCGCCAGCCCTTCCGGTGGCACTTTAATGGACGTGGTCGAAGGTCGCTCAGGCGACGCTAAACGAACCGCGCTAAAGCATATCGATAAAAAACTGCGTGATGGGGACGTACCCGGTATCCCGTCACCAAAAAAGAAGTAGGAGGTGCCTGGGAAAACTAGACGGCTAGAACGATTCTATTAATTAGGAGTATTTAACAAATGGCTGTATCAAGTGCATCAAGAATCAAATATGAGTATATGCTTGGTGGTGGTGTACCGGCTCTCGTGTCTCTCCCTGAGGCTTATGATACTACTGGTTGGGACTTTGGAACCATCTGCGCATTAGACTCCAGCGGTCACGTCACCAAAGTTAGTTCAGGTGACCTAAGCTCGGCTTCGAATGTCTATTGTCTGGCATTGAGTAACATGAGTTCTACTGCTGACGGATCTGTGAGAAAGCCTTTCTTGCTTATCACACCGAACACAGTGTTCTCTGCTATCGTTGCTCACGCAACCACGGCGAGTGCTCTGACGCAGGCTTCTCAAGTTGGAAACATTTATCAGCTTACCAGTTCTGCTACTCTCTGTCCCTCAACCAACGTATATGTAATGGAAATCGCCACGACCGACCAGTTTGGTGCTTACGTAATCGCCAACAAGGACGCAACTGGCACGGCTTATGGCCGTAATTACTTTATCTTCCCCCACGGTGCTTACTCATCCGACTCCCCGTGGTGGTCACCGAGTACCTAAACACTAACACCTAACTAGGAGGATAATAAGCTATGCCCCCGACCACCAGAGGTTACATCAGCGCGCTATTAGCGCCCGACCTCAGAAAAGTTTACGTGGACACAGGGAAAGAGCGCCCTCTGGAGTACCCCAATTTCTTCAACGTCCAAGACATGGAATGGAACCCTGTGACAGATCAACAGGTCTCCGGTCTTGGCACGCTTCCCGCCAAAGATGAAGGCACCCCGTTCTCACTGGACGAGCTGCTCATGGGCGGAACGAAACAGTACACCGCATCTCCATTCGGTATGGCTGTAGAGATCACATGGGAAGCATGGAGAGATGAATTGTACGGTGTGCTCCGCGAGATGGTCGCTGAACTTGCCCGCGCATCACGTAACCGTCAGGAAGTTGACGCATGGTACGTCCTGAACAACGCCTTCACCTCCGGCTCCGGCAAAATGGGTTTCTCCGCAGAACCTCTTTGCTCGACTGGTCACGTAGGCTTGGACGGAGTATCCCGCGCCAATGAACCTAACGTCGCAATTGGCTTCTCACAGACCTACTTGCAGAACGCTATCATTCGGTTTGAAGACATGACCGACGAGCGTAATCTACCTCGCCTGATGCGTCCTAGCATGTGTCTCGTGACCCCCACTAACAAGTTCGCGGCTCGTGAGATTCTCGGCTCGCCCCACAAGGCTTACCGAGCTGACAACGAGATCAACGCGCTCATTGATGAGGACCTCACATGGATGGTATGTCATTATCTCACCACAGCAGCGTATCACTTCCTAGCCGCTTCCAAGGGTGACCATGACCTCAATTTCATGTGGAGAGATCATCCCATCTTTGACATGTTTGATGATCCGTGGACCAAAAACGCCATCGCAACCGTCTACCAGCGCCACACCAAGGGCTACGGTACTTGGAGGGGCATCGACGGTAGCCCAGGATAAGGAGGGATAAATGTCAGCAAGATCAAGAGATTTACTCTCCGCCTCGCTAATTGGTGCGGGGATCATGGGTGCTGGTGAGCTGTTCTTCGCCTGTAGGGCGTCAACGCTCGCTATGGGTTCTTATTGGAAAGACTGGTTTGACAGAGAGAAATACTTCTCAGGCAGCAACGCTATCCTGACCGCTCATGGGTCAATGGCAAGTCTGCGAAACGATGTTCTCCTTGTCTCTGCCGATGCCTCGATTGTTAGTACCACATCCATCCTCTGGACCAACAATGAATGTCACATGGTTGGTATGTTTCCAGCGGGTGGTGGACGTGGAGGTCGTGCGAGAATCAGTCAGTCAGGTAACTTCACTCCGCTTATGGCAGCTAGTGGTTATGGTTGTTTATTCCATAATATGCACTTCATGTACGGAGCAGGAAGTACCGCCAATGAGAACATAATCATCAACACAGGTACTAGGAACATATACACCAACTGCCATATTGCTTGCTATAACGCTACTGAGCTTCTTGGTGCGTCTTTTAGTATGGTTCAGTTAAGTGAAGAGCTTGGTGATATAGAGGTAACATTCAATAAATGCTTCTTTGGTTCTGAGTCACTTAAATCATCGGGTCCAGGTTGCCACATTGAATACGCCGGTAATTCTACCATCAAGGCTTTTTACAACGACTGTAACTTTGTGATGCAGGCAAGTTCAGCATCGGCTGTATTCATCAGAGTGGCGGCTGGAGCTGGTAAGGGTACGTCGATATTCAAGAATACCACGTTTATCAACAACAGCTCTACGAAGTGTACTGTGGGTATTGCGAGTTCTGGTTTAGTCAATACTGGGCATCAGTTCTACTTTGATGCGAACAGTTACTTTGCTGGTGTTACTGATGTTTGTAATGAGGCTGAAGAGTCTTACGTCATGTTCGCACCAGCCGCTCACGTTGCCTCAACAATCGGTGAGTTAGATTCTGTTTATACTGGTCACGCTATGCCGGTTACGCATACTAGCGGCTAAGGAGGTAGTCTATGGCTATTAGTACAGGAGACATTTGTTCTGATGCTATGGCTGCTCTCCAAGCCGAGGTTGCGAAAGGTGCCGGTGTTGATCTGTCGCTTAAGAATCTATGCTTTATCTTCAGGAAAGGTATAGACTACTCAGACGCAGATATGCTTGTAAACTTCCAAGATATGTGTGATTACTTAAGCACACAACCTTGGATAGAAGATAGTAGCATGGTCTTCTACACAGATTGGCTCAAGCAAACAGCGGTGATTTCGCGAGCACCACAATTAACAGCTAGCACTAGAGTGGGTCCATAATGGGCCTTTGGATCGAAGGCGAATACTTCAAGAAGTCTCGTGACTCAGGCCCGTGGATTCCACCCAAAATTGGTGCCTTGTCGGACAAGTATCTGGAAAACTATGATCTAATCCGCTGGGACAAACCTCAAACAGGGGAGGACGAGGATGAAAGAAGACAAGGAGACTCAAGCGGCGGTTCAAGCTGCAATGGGTCAGCACGCTAAACTCGTAATCGGGGACGACCAGACACGTCAGCAGGAAGCTATGCGTGAAATACAAGATGTCCTGGCTAGGTACAACGTGTCTCTAGTCCCCCGTGCTATGATCTCACCGGGAGGGATCGAGTTTATGATTGAGACGCAGGCTATTCCTCCAGAGGTATTGGCGAAGCAAGCTGAAAAACAAGCAGAGAAAGTAGCTGCTCGTAAGGGGGGTAAAAGAAAGCGGAAGAAGGTTCAAAACAAAACCAAAAGCAAGTGGGATAAATAATGGCAACAACTGAAGAAGTCGCACGCGACTTACTTGCATCGGTCAACACAGATGCCGGTTTCCTGAAAGCAATCAAGTGGATCGACTATAGATACAAGCAACTATGCTCCCGAGTTCGCTTCAGACACCTACGCGAGATCGGTGAATATCAAATCCCCGCTTATGTTTCTACTGGCGTAGTTGCATCCACCCGTGGCGCAACCGGTATAGTTGGCACCTCAACCACGTGGGCCACAGCGCCCGCTACCACATCTGTCGCAGCGAATTGGTATTTCCGTGACCAGTCCGCTTGGTACAGTGTATCCTCTTGGACTGATGATACCAATTTCACGTTGGCGACAGCGTATTCCGAGGACGGTGGTTCCTCTCGATCATATAGTCTAGTTCAACGATACCACTCACTCAACACCAACGCTCGGTGGCTAGGAGACTTCGTTTTCACTCGTCTCCGTACCACGCTGGACGTAGTCAACCTCGGTGAGATGGATAGAGAAGCACCCGGTCGTGTTCAAGCAGGCACGTATCCCATCATGGTGTCTCAAATGGGCACTGATACGTCCGGTGACGTGCAGGTAGAATTCTATCCATACTCCAGAAAATCAGAGATAGTTCACTACGTTTACTGGGCTATGCCATCCACCCTCTCAATCACCACCACGATACCCACACAAATTGATCCAGGAGTGCTCTTACGAGGCGCTAAGATCGATTTATATGAGTATTTAATGTCCAAGGCTGCATTGGCAGGTAATATCGACGCAGCGGCTCTATTTCGCAACCAGATGAACACTCTTGAGACTCGGTGGGAGCGAGTAATTCAAGAGGCCAAACGAGCAGACCGTGGTATCGATGACACATCATTCATCCTGAAAAAATATGGTGACCACTACCCGAGAGGAGCGGGTGACATCACCGACGCACGGGATGAAATATACTATAGGGGGGATAGAAACTGGTAAATGGCTGATAAATTCAACGAGAAAAAGTTTCAAGAGTGGTATGCAAGCCACGCTAAAGCACTCAAGCTGAATCCAAACCCCGATGATCCTCGGCACTTTTACAATTGGCGTGCTGCATATACAGCAGGTGCTAAACCAGACAAAAGTGGTCATTGGCCATCAACCTTCAAAATAGAGGGTCATCCCCGTATGATTGTGGGTGGTATCAATACCAAAACCGGGCGGGCAGTACGACAGGAGAAGCGTGCGCCTCGAAAGGTATTATCAAAATGATAAGCATTAAACCGGGAGTAATAGTTCGGGCTTGTCAGCCTGAGATACTGCTGGCTGTCCCAATCGTAGCCAGTATTTTACAACAATACAACGGTGCGGAGTGTGTCATCACCGGAGCAAGAGAGGGTGAGCACATGAAGCGTTCCTTGCACTTTGTAGGGTACGCACTGGATTTCCGCACTCGACACATAGCAATTGGCTGGCATGAGAAGATAGCCAAAGATGTGCAGCGTGCACTTGGTGAGGAATACGACGTAGTGTTGGAAAAGACACACTTGCACGTAGAATATGACCCGACATGATGGAATATGCCGAAGAGTTCTTCACAAGTTGCGAGCTTTCACGCTTGCAATGGTGGGGGTTGCTATTCTTGGGTGTATGTTTATTGGTACTCTGGCGATTAAAAAGGCCGAAGAAAAATGGCGACTGATGCAGAAAATGTAAGAGATGAGTTGAAGGCACGGCTACGTGCTACCACGGTGACTATCTCCGACGCTAATTCCTACCTCGTTCAAAACTATGTCCAAAAAACCCTTAACTATGCTCTGGAGCGTAGGCTTACAACTGGGACACTCACTGAGACAACTAAGACAAACCTCTATTACACCACCACTTCCGTTGCGGCAGATTGCTTGAAGGTCATCTCACTCTATCAAGTAGCCACTTCTCGGACAATACCACAAGAAGATTGGAAGGAATTCTGGCACTTTGACCGTGATTGGATGTACTCTTCAGTAGCAGCAGGTACGACCACACTAGGCGACATCTATGCTTGGTCACATATTGGACACAATATGATAGCCACATACCCAGGCACAAGTGGAGCATTCATTGCTGTCTACTTACAGGACACTACTACACTCAACTCAGCCGACGACGCCTACTACTTGGACGATAAGGACATAGATTTAGTGTATGACTTGAACGAGATTATATGGCATCTCCACCTACGCAACTACGCTGAACTTAAAAATAAGATAGAAGCATTCGCTAAAACCATAGCCCCATATGTAGGGGGTGAGTAATGGCTCTGACCCAAGATAACATTGTAGACTTAGCCAATACCATCGGTGGTACGACAGGCTCCACCGTATCCATGAATATCTATTACGATGAGGTGATGCAAGGACTAGGCACACGCTTCAACCCACCTCTCGTGGAGACCACCACCTTCGCCATCTCATCCGGTACAGCTTCATACGCTTGGCCCTCAACCGCATGTTCCATACTCGCTATATTCTCTGAGAGTAGACAGATACTTCCGGTCAGTCGTTTGGAGTTAGATTCTTATGACGATGGTTGGAGAGCAAGTAGCTCTACGGATGGTGTGCATTGCCACTACTCTGGTGAGGACACTCAACGCTCATTCAGACTCTACCCGATACCCTCGACCGCTTCAACAGGTACACTCATCATGAGTGTAGCCTCTTCTGCTGACGTCCCCGACTACTTCGGGATCTATGTGGCATGTGAGATACTCAAGCGTGAATTTGCTAAACCCTCGGTACACCAAGATAAACAGTTCGCCAAGGCTGCTGGAGATGTAGCCGGTTTGTTCGGTATGTTGATAGGATTGGGACCATAAATGCCCAAGAGACACTTCAGAGTTGAACCCCCAACTGATGCTACCGATGACCAACGTCGTGCATGGGATGACCTGAATAGGCAGTTGGCTGAGGTCACTGATGCTCTCACCAGTGTTCGTATAGATACTGGTGACACACTAGAATTTCTGGGTGACGGTACTGTTGACCACGACCTTCGAGTACCTCTCAGTGCTATTAGGGTAGGAGGGTCTGCTGCACCAGAGCTTGGTACATTCCTTGGTAACACTCTCGCCTATCTATTTGATGACTCCTCTGGTGAGTTTGTGTACTTCGCAGCTCAGCTACCCCACGATTACAAAGAAGGCTCTGACATGGAACCCCACGTCCACTGGGCACCAACGGACGCAACCACAGGCACAGTAACTTGGGCGTTCGAATACACTTGGGCTAATAATTGGGACGTGTTCCCAGCACCTTCAACTATATACACTAGGCAGACAACAAAAGAAAAGTCACACATGATGCACAAGGCTGAGTTCGCTGACATCGATGGCTCAGGTAAGAAAATCTCCAGCATGTTAGTGTGCCGTCTGTACCGCTACGCATCTGACACTCTTGACACCTACGCAGCCGACGCAGCGTTACTTGAATTTGACTTTCATTACACAGCAGATACAATAGGCAGTTATCACCACGACCATAAGAGGAAAGGTGATTAGTGAGAATACGAGTAAGAGATTTCAGCGGAGGACTTGTCTGCACTCCCCCAGCGGACAAGATACCTGACAACGCACTCTATATAGCCAAAGGCATCGACCGCCGTGCTCGCGGTGGCGCACTCATCCAACGCTCCGGCTCCACCCAGCTCCACACGTGCACCACGACTTTCGACGGAGCACTCGGGCTTACTGGTATCACCTATTGGGACTCCGTATGGTTCTATGGCACCTCCAACTCACTTTACCAAGGCTCAAGTAACATATCCACAGGCACTTACGACGGCAACCGAATCACTTTCGTCTCAGCAGCTCCAACCGCCGGTATAAAGGACTATCTCTTTGTAGTAGGTGGCTCCACAGCAACTCTTCGTAAGATTGACTCTGCTGCGTCTAAGACTGTAACCGCTTGGGGTATCACACCCCCACCCTCTATTGGGACACGCGCCGCAAGCGGTGGTGTAGCAGGTGCGTTGACCAGTGGCACAACCTACAAATATCGTTTCACCTACTACAACTCCGAGACAGGAACTCGCTCCAACCCGACTTCAGTACCATCAACAAAAGCAGGTACCGCAGCCACCGTGCTTCTTATTGCAGCCACAGGAGCAAACGCTTCTACAGTAGCAACAGATGCAGGTCCATCTGCACACACAATAGCAACCACAGGATCTTGTCATTGCACCGACACATACGATGATCCCTTTGGAGGTAACGCAGGTGCATTGGAGTGTCCCACTTCAGGAGACATCTTCTACGCAGCCAACCACGCTGACTTTGGTTTTAGCTCAAGCCCATTTACAATAGAGTTCTTCACATATCTCAAAGATGTTTCACAGGATGTGGCTTGGTTCCGTAACTTTGCTTCATCTCTTGACTTCTATGGTATGGGTTGGGATGTGGAGAGTAGCAATCTCTACTTTAGTTGTTATCAAGGTGGCGCTATCGTGGTCAACTGTTGGGCTGATTGGGCACCCAGCACTGGTCAATGGTATCACATGGCTTTCATCCGAGGCTGGGGAGATAACTCCGATCAAGGCGCAATCTGCGTTGATGGTGTCTGCAAAAATATTGGTGTAGGAACTACAGGCAATGGCATCATCCTTGATGGATCTGTTGTTCCAACTAATGCAGCCTTAGAGTTCGGCATAGGAGCTTTCTCCACAGCAGGTGTAACAGAGACAACTGGAAGTGAGTGTGATGCCATATTCTCGCAAGTCCACATTGCTAAGGAAGCTATCTGGACGGAGAACTTCACAGCACCAACTGGTGTTAGATATGGTACTGTAGGTCTCACCGCTGCTTCTAAATCCATTGCCATCACAGGACTCACCGCTGCAACTGACACACAAGTAACACACCACGAGATTTGGCGTACTCAAGGCAATGGCACTGCCTACTTCCTTGTTGAGCGTATCGACGAAGACGACACTACCTACACTGACATCACAGGCGACACCAACCTCGGCAACGACGAACTCCAAACCGACAACCTCAAGCCCTACTACTGGTTCGACGACGCAGTATATCACAACGCATCAATGTTCTGGCTGACTCGCACTCAAGCAGGCGAGAAGGGTAGAGTCTACTACTCTCCCATTGGTCGCAGTGAGGCCGTCCAAGGCTTCATCAACGTCTCTGACGACGCCGAGCCACTTCAGCGGTTTGTGAAATATGGTACAGGACTTGGTGTATTCACCAACGGTGGGTTCTATGAGATACTAGGTGAGAATCCCTACTACTCCCGACAAGTAACCGGTGTCCCTGGCACCACCGAACCATTCTCCGTCGCAGTCACCCCCTATGGTATAGCCTATGAAGCAGCCGATGGTCCAAGGCTCCTGACTGGTTCACAGGCTGTCCCGCTTGGTGTGGATACAGTAGATACTCTCTTCCAGGGTGAAAGTGCTGGAGGGATAGCGTCGTGGGGTAGTACCGGCGGCACCTTTGCTGACTATGCCCGAGATGAATATATTATAGGTTTCCACAACAGCTCAGATTCAACAGCAAGTGCTACACTCGCCTGCAACCTACGCAACAAGCGCTGGCGTGAGGTGGGGATCGTAGCAGACAACATCTACTATGCAGACGAGATAGACAAGATAGCTATCCACCACGTAGGCTCATCTTCTGTCTATGAGCTGGAGAAAGAGACCGCACTAGACGACAGCGGTTCCGCAATAGTCTACCAGATAGAGACCAAGCACTTCAACGTACCATCACAAGAAGAGGTACTCGTCCGCAACGTGTTCGTGGATGTGGATACCACACGCTCGGTGGTCTACGGTCTGCAATACGACTACGGCTCAACGCTCGACTTCACGTTCGCCACTAACACAGCGGGCCGACGCACCGTCGAGATACCCTGCAACACATGGACCAAAGATTTCGCACTCCGTGTAACACCAGCAGGAAGTTCTACCGGGGACTTCAAGTTATACGGCATTGATTTTGATGTATACATACCCGAGGAGGAGAAGGGATAATGCAGGAGAAGGCAAAGGAGCTAGGGCTTGTAGTCTACCAACCGTCCTTCGAGATGGACAATGCACTGTTCCGTTGGTGGCACGAGCTTAATCTAACGGGGGACTTCGACCTAGCTTTTACTAAACAAGAACGACCACTCTCTACTTTCATGGATAGTTTCAAACCACCCACTGTACTCATACTTGCCCTTGATGATGAGGCAGAAATTTGGTGCGCTGGATGGTTCAGACCCTTTAGTACCTCTGCACTCTGTGGTGCTTGGGTCAGAGAAGATATGCGTAAAACTCCCAAGAGTGTTGAGGTGGCACATTTCTGTCACCAGACCGGTTTTAAGCTGTGGCCGACAATCATCAACGTCACACGCCACGAGTATCTCTTGAAACTACATCGCAACTGGGGTTATAAAATATTAGGTCAGATACCAAACATCGTAGACGGTGAAGATGCTTGGATGCTGTACTTGACTGAAGAAAATTATAAACAAAGTAAAGTTTACAAGGAGTTATAATGGGTGGTTTTAGCGCAGGAAAATCAAGCTCCGAAATGCCCAAGGAGATGATAGCAATTATCGAACAGGTGTTCGGTGAATCTAATGAGCTTAGGCAAGGCTTCCTCGGACAACTCATGGGTGTCCTCACAGGACAGGGTCCGCGTAAATGGGTGGATGAAGTTCGACCTGGACGCTATGAAACAGTAACACAAAGAACCGGTATCCAACAGGACGGTAGAGAAACCTACGAGAATGTAAAGAAGTGGATACCAGGAGGTGAAGTAACAGGTGGTCACTGGGAAGACTCGGGTGATCCCGATATGACGCTCCCCATGATCTCCCAAGCCCAAGAAGCCCAACGACGCGCTACATCTCAAGCCATGACTGGCACGCAGGAGAATCTTGCCCAAAAAGGTCTTGTGGGCACTCCCTTTGGTGAGCTGATTATGTCACAGCAACGCCAGCAAGGTGCTCAGGCTGTGCAGGGTGTGGAGTCAAACATCCTCCAACAATTCCTCCAGATGATACCCGGTATGGTTACTGGCAATATCCAATCCATCATGGGAGCGTTGCCTGGAACACGGGAACAAAGCGCGTGGAATTTCGGTGCTAGTGTTACGGCACCCGAGATCACGTTGTCCGGAACATAAGGATAAAATATGGCTGAAACAATGAGTGAGAAAAAAGGTGGGAAACGTGATCTCGATAGCGGCTTCCCCAACTTCATATCAACGATGTTTGACCCCGGCGGTGCGGCTCGTAGGCGTAAGCGTAAACTACGTATAGAGGACGAAAAGCGTCACGCGATGCAGGCAATGATTACCCGCTATCAAACAGAGGGTAATATTCCCGCACTTAAAGCTCTGCAAGAACCCGCTAAGAAAATGGGTTTAGAGATAGGCCCAGAAGATCAGTTATCGGCACTAATCTTTGAAATGGCACAAGCTGGTAAGCTGAAACGTATCCATCCTCAACAGATGAAGGAAAGGGGTGAGACTCTCCCACCTCCGGCAGCGGTAGTTTCAGGTGAGGTGGGTGAGCCGACACCAGGACCAGTGAGAGGTCCGGCTGCGCAGAAAGGAATAGATGAGGTCTTCGATGAGGAAGGTGTAAGGAAGTATAGCCCTACCACAGCATACTACACTTACACATCAAAGGGTGAACGAATTATAGCAGATCAAGAGGCAACTCAAACGGGTGTTGCTTTAGGGGCAGAAAAAGGTAGAGCACTCACAGAAAAGCGTCGTCAAATCCGTGAAGATCGAGAAGCGAATAGAGCATTTACCCGTTTGAAAAGAGAGAAAACTGAGCTGCTTCGTCTACAACACGGCATTGCAGAGGAGTATGATGCACCCAAATCAATGTATAAAGATACGATGAATGATAAGGGTGATACCTTCAGACAATATTACAAACTCTCCTCTCCAGTAAAAGATCAACCGCGTACATGGGTGCCTGATGAAAGCCCTGGCGGAAGAGTAAAAATCAAATTCGCTGTTACAAAGGCTGATAAAAAGTCAATCAGAGCGAAGGTAATGCAATACCGCAAAGACCTCTATGATCTGAATGAGATGAGCCCTCAAGACGCTATGCGTTCAGCTATCATAGCTCAGATGTCGAAGGATAATCCAGAATTTGCTAAGAAGGTACAACAAGCCGCAACAGAGAATGACTTCAGAGAAATATATCAAAGGGCACTTGAGCAAGAGATAGAAACTTTGATGACATCCGGTGCGTTCTCAGCAGAAGAAAGAGAAGCAATGAAGACAGAGGCAGTTGAGGCTATAGCGGCACCTCCCGCCGATTGGTATCCTGATCCAGACAGGCCAGGAAAGTTCAAACAAGGTAAATAAATGGCAAGAATGCACCTCCCTTGGGGAGAAACAGCCGAAGTACCCGATGATTGGACTGAGGAACAAGTAAACGCGGGCTATCGAGACATCACCGCCCAACGAGTCCGCGATAACAAGCCCGAAGTCACCATGAACGACCAAGAGTTCCCCTTCGAGGCTGAGTATGGTACACCCATTGGAGCTGACCCAGGTGAAGCGCTTCACTATCTAGCCGCACCCTTTCAAGCTATCATAGATAAGGTTGCAGCAGGTTATGTCTTCGCCACTCAAGCGATGCAACTACCCGAAGGTCAAGTTCCCACCGAGGAGATGATGGAAGAGGAACGTATCATGTCCTCCTTCGGTCTCCCTGACGCACGGCTGATGACAAAGCAAGAGGCTGAACTTGGTGGTAAGGCGTTGGGAGAATTTGCTGCATGGTATGGTGCTGAAGCTGCTTTTAAGTATGGTCCAAGACTTGCTGGTGCAGTCAGCGAGAGCATGGCTGAGTTGTTTCGTGGTCCTGCTCAACGCTTTGACAACGCTGCTGCACAGATCCTACAAGCCAAGAAAGTATCCGATGTTGCCTTTGAAGCTGAGATGGCTGCGGAGACAGTTGCAGATGCTATTAAAGCTAGACCTGAACTGGCTAAACTTGTTAAACAGACAGAGCTTGAAGCTGTGGCTCGCCCGTACAACCCAGCCGATGAGGCTATCTCCCACGCTGATGCCATCGATGACATTGAGAAGATACATGGGAGTCAGTATGGTGAGCCTGCAAAGCCTGAGATACAGTCAGTTGATGATGTGGTTGATGTTGTTGATGAGCCACTACCAAAATTCAAAAAGCAAACAGGTGTTAAGACAGTCGAAGGGGAGTTCGTACCCGCAGAACCCTACTTCAAAGAAGAACAATACATCTCCAACAACCCCCTCGGTGGTGAAGAAGAGTTCATTGCAGAGATGGCGGAGGAGAATGCGCAGCGGGTAGTGGCAAAGGCTAATATGTCACCCGAAGAGGCTAAAGCCGCTATCGCTGAGGAATATGCAGCAGACGGTTTACTTGCAGAAGGTCAAGGTGAAGTGGACCTTGTTGAATCCCACCGCACCGGCCTACTCGAAACAGCCAAAGAAACTATCAAATCAGAAGCAGGTTTTGTCGAATCCGCTAACCTGCGCGAGACCATCAAAGACACCATTGTCCCTGGTGTCGAACGCATCGGTGGCAGGCTTGGAAGAATCTGGAAAGCCTTTCAAGAGGGCTGGCTCTCACCTGACTTCGTGGCTGAGATAATCCACGGAGATGCTGAAGCCTTACTTCACATCAAGCACGCCGGTCGCTACGACCGAGGCAAGGTTGGCTTCCTCGTCGATGAGTTCAACGAGCTAAAGCAGACAGCAGGAAAGATCCTCAACACACAAGAGGCAGACGTTCGTGTGGGTCGCTGGCTTGATAATGTAGATGATATTGCTGACGAGGTTGAACGTGCTCGTACACTTGGTATGAGCCGGGAGGAACTCAACGTCGGGCAATGGATGAAGAAGAAGTACGAGGATCTCATCGAGAAGTGGGGACGGAACCGCCTCGTAGACGCTGACGGTAATGTCATCGGTGATATTGATAAGGTCAGCCGTTATGTTAATGAGGGAGCAACGGCGGAGCAAATAGCTACACTCAATCCAGCAGAGAAGGAAGTCTTCGCTCTCTACAAGCGCAAGTTCAAGGACTATCTCCCTCACATGATGGAGAAGGATGAGATACTCGCACACATCGAGGGGAATTTACAGAAGTTTGAGTCAGTGGATATGGCTACACTCAATGAGACGGATAAGTTGAGACTCAGCAAGAAGATTGTAGCCTTTAAGAAGCTACAAGAGAGAGTCAAAGGTGGTATGATCCCCCTCTACGACGAGCTTCCGCAGTCCCTACGCATGGCAAACTTTGAACCACGTACAACTAACCTCCCCTACTCCTTCTCAGCCAACAGAGCATACCGTTCCTACCTCTCAGGTATAGCGAGGAAGATATACGACGAGCCTATCGCTCGCAACTTCTTAATGAAGCAAGCGGATATGCTACCCGAATCCCGTGCGTACATGAAATGGTTCACCGAGCGTTACCTTGGCATGAATGCACAGCCTCTTGGAGAACTATGGCAGACTGTTCGTAACGCTGAGTGGATACGCACCCTCGGACTCAACCCACGTTCAGCCATTGGAAATTTAACGCAGAGAGTTAATACTGTAGCTGAGATGGACATTCACTCCATCCCCGGTCAATGGCGAGCGCTGCGTATGAGGTGGAACCCCGCCGACCAACGCCTCTGGAACATCTCCGGCATTGAAAACAACATACCTCAAATCCTTATGGGACCACTATCTCATGGCAAGTGGTTGGATGCTCAAGAGAGATTCCGGCGTGCTACTGGCTTCTTCTTTACTCAAGTGGAGCGAGGCAACCGCAAACACACATTCTTCTCCGCTATGGAGAAGTTTAAGAATCTCCCTGAAGGAGAAATGATACAGAAGGGTATTGAGGCAGTAGAGAAAACGCAGTTTATATATGGGCGTACTGGTATGCCCCGCGCTCTCGGTGAGGGATTCAGCTCCGTCGCCTTTCAATTCTGGTCCTTCCCTGTGAAACAAGCTGAATTGATGCACAGATGGTGGACAGGTGGGCCGAAGGGTATCCTCAAGCTAACAGGCTTCCTCGCTATGGCAGAGGGTGGCAACAAACTCATGCGAGATCACCTCAACACTGATCTCTCCAACTACCTCGGGTTCGGCCTCAACTGGGGTGAGTTCTACGAGATGGCAAAGTCTGCTAGTCAAGCCCAATGGGAGTCAGCTTTCAGGCACTACAATCTAATGGTTTCACGAGGCACAGGTATCCTACCCCAAGGTCCAGGCCCAGGCTTCTCAGCAATGGTAGATATGACTAAAGTGATGGGCGGCAACAAGAAGATGAGTTGGTGGGTCAAAAACCACATAAATCCCATCATGTATAATAGGTGGATGCAAGCTGTGGAAGCTGCTGGAGGTGAGGGGAAGGTACTTGAGATGATAACATCCGGCGACGAGACCTTCCCTGTCTTCGACACAGAGACGGGTGAACGTATCTCCGATCTCACCGGCACAGAGCAGGGCATGAGACTACTCGGCCCACGTCCAGCGCGTGAGGTAGACAAACAAATAGAACACTACTCTCGTACACTCAGCACAAGAGAGATGCAGGGCTTCTCCCGCGCACTCACTGATGCTCTCGTTCAAGGTGACATGAAGACTTACAACAACATACTCAAACGTGTCCCCGCTGCTGCACTACCTTATGTAACCGTGCCATCTCCTCAGAGCCTCGAAGCTGCGATGATACGTCGAGCACTTCCACGCTCCATGCGTGACTTCATGCGAACAGGCAAATTCTACCTCTACCACGAAGCAGTGAACGAGTGAAACGCCTCCGCTCCAGACTACAACATAACTTGCACCCGGTCAACGTCGAGTGCAGATTTTATAATTTCTGCCGGTGGTACGACCGTACCATCTGGAAAAAGTTTCTCAAGAAAATCCTCTACAAGAAGGAGGGAAAATGAAATTCAAAACTTCAGCGGTACTTTTAATGCTTGTGATTTTTATCACAGGTTGTGCTGCATTGATGCCTCAAGTTCCTCAAACGCCACGGGACAAGTCAGCGGTCTTTATGAGTTACTACATGGCTCAGTTGCAGGATTACGAGGCACGGTACACACAAGCTGAACTTGGTGTGCCGACCGATCTCGACATCAAGATTCTCACAATCAAGTACGAGTTCCTGCAAAACGCTTGGAAGCCTATTGCGCTCTATGACTCCTATGTGACATCCGGCACCATCCCACCAGCAACACTGGAAGCAGAGATCAACGGTTTGATAGGTATGCTCGAACGATCACTTCAATAAGGAGGGGAAAATGGGAAACCAAGTAGCATTAATCGCATTAGCATTAGCCCGTGAGATACTGCTCGGGTACTTTAGGCTACTCGAAGTAGCTGGAATGTCCGAGGAGGATAAGCTCATCCACTACGAGTCAGTCAAGGGAGAGTTCTACGCAGTTGAACTTGATCTGATTCCTGACCCGGAGGACTTATAATGGAAATAAACTTTGGGACGTATGCCTTACCTGTCGTGCTGATGGTCGTACTCGCACTGTTCTACCGTATCGTTGGTACAGAGGTCAGCAATAGATGGAAGAGTGTTATAGCGATATTGGCAGGTTGTGGCTTAGGTATTGCAGGCATTGCTTACAACGAGCAACCCTGGACAGCGAAGATTGTTATTGACTACGCCCTCTACGGCTTCATGCAGGGTGCTGCTGCTGTAGGACTCTGGGAAGTTACAACCAAGGGTGTGTTGAATAAGTAATGGCAAGCGCAGCCCGCCGTGAGCAAGGCCGCTCGGTGGGTTGCGTGACTACGCCTGCCATATCTGAATACTTGCTCATATACTTAACCAAGCGATGACAACAGAATCAAAAGAATAGCCGCAACTAGCAATAGTTCCATCATCCCCTCCACGTAAAAATGTCCTTGCCATACTTAACTGGTTTGTGCTCGATCAACTGCATCAGTAAGAGTTGACTCACAGCAGCCCCTACCCGCTTACCGTCCAACCCTTTGTGAAATACCTTCTTAGTGATGTCACTCCTGCAAATCTCCCCCGCTCGCTTAATCACATTGCCTACAACCTTCGTGTCCGAGGTCTCGGGGGTTTGGGACGCTAGTTCCATCAGCTCTAGCACATCCCGCTGCAACACACCATAGTGCTGTCTAGCTAGATCAAAGTGCTTCCACTCTATCCGCATCTTCTCGTTGTCGGCCAGCGCGAACAGCATAGCCAGTTTCATAATCATCTCTCGACGGCGGTTATGATACGGAGCCAATCCATCCTCCATCGGCTTCTCCTCATTCATGTACCATTGTTCTATTCGAGAGTCGGCATCTGAGGCTATCTTCACAGGACCGTTTAGGTGAATTAGATTATACACCCGCTTCACCAACCCCTCCCATATCTTATGCCTATCCTTGGGATACTTGGGTCGGTAGACAGGCTTCTCGGGGTACAATCCTGAGTAGAACACTGGGATACAGCGGGCGAAGAACCCACCCCTAATATCCTCCGGCTTCACAGCTTTCATCAGCCACTCTTTGGTAGTGCCTGCAAGCCAGTTGATACACGGGTTGTCCACCTCAATCTGGTCATTGGTGCGAGTTCGGTCCTTGAAGGTGGTGCCACATGCGCTCCAGAGTTCAGTCATGGTAAGGATTAGGGACTGAGCCATGTCAGGCTGACCCATAGAATTTCGCAGCTCGGGTGTGACGAACCACACATTGGCATTAGGTGGGGTGTAGATGGCCTCTTCTTCGTTGAATACCTCTTTACCCAGGAGGTCGTAGAGTGCAGGACCCGTAATCTTCCCTCGGTAGTGGTTTATGAAGCCCCTGAGCTGCTTATCATGCAATATGAGCTTCTCTACGGCAGTGATTGCGATGTTCTTCCCGATACCGGATGGGGCTATGAGGTAGGTGAAGAGATGTGGGTAGATAGGCTGGTCTCGAATGAGTTCAACCCAAACGCGGTTGGCTACGCACGCGGCGATTAGGGAGATGCAGCTCCAGATGTGGAAGGGAGTTGGGATCTCGCTCTCACCTTGTGCC